GAAGTATTCTCAAGGGACGGCGGCGAAAAGATCGGCGACGCTCAACTCTTAGCGGTGACATTGACTCCGCGTCCGGCTCAATCAAATAACAAAATCGATCGTGTATTACTAAACGAAGGAGCAAACATGAACATCGATGAGATGAATCACGAAGAGCTTAAAAAGGCTTATATCGCCAAAGACGAGCTTGTTAAAAGTCTTGAAGCTCAAATCGCAGAAATGAAAGACGAAGCTGAAGCGTCAATGATGACTCAAACTAAAGACGAGTCTGAGAAGATGACCGAAGACAGCGACAAAGACAAAGCTGAAAAAATGGGAGAGTACAAGAAAGACGACGAGAAGAAAGAGAATCTCATGAGTGAGAAGCTCAACGATTCGACTCTCCTTTCTGAAGTTCAAGCTCTTCGCGAGAACAATCAAAGATTAAGCGAGCGTCTTGAAGCAATCGAGCAAGAGAAGCGAGAGATTGAAAAGCGAGAAGCTGTCAATGTACTTCTTCGCGACGGTCGAATCAATCCGAGTGAAATGAACGTCGTCGGAAAGGCTTACGAGCTTCGCGAACTACAGCCGGAATTCTGGAAGATGTTCTCTGAGCGTCCGATGAATTCAAGCGTAAATCTTTCAACCGTCGGACATGGTGCAAGCGGTCAAGAGATCAACAAAATGACCTTGAACGAGCGAGTTCAAGAACTAGCAAAAGAGAAGAGCGTCTCTTATTCTGAAGCTCTTCAATTATTCAGAACTGAAAATCCCGATTACTATCAAAAAGCTTTTGGAGTATAAAAATGAATAGTACTTACAATTCAATTACACTAGTCGCCGCCGAAGCGATCTCAGAATTCAGCGTCGTCGCTCTTGATACAGCCGGTAAAGCGGCTCTTCCAAGCGCCGCGACCGATGACGGCATTATCGGAGTCGCTCAGCGTACAGTTGCCGCCGGCGATCCGGTTGAAGTCCTTGTCTATGGAATTACTCGCGTTAAAGCGAGCGGAACGATCACTTTCGCAACGACTCCGATTCTCCAAGCTGAAGACGACGGCGAAGTCTCCGCTTGTGCAAGCGGAAGTTATCCGATCGCTCGCGTTCTTCCGAACGTTAATCAACTAAGCACAGCCGGAGCCGGAGAACAATTCTTCGCGTTCTTCCTTGGCTCATTCACTCCTTTAGCGTAAAAGAGGTCTAAAAAATGGCAAGTTCATACTCTAATATACACCCAGTCGACGAAATTCTTTCTAGTCTAGTCGTCGAAACTGTTCAAGGCGATGACGTCTTCATCGCTGACAAAGTTCTCGAAACGATTACTATTCCCCAGCGAAGCGGAACTCTACTTCTCGAAGAGAGTCGCAATTTCATGGGAGCCGGAGCCGGTCTTGATCTTTTAAGAGCTCCGGGAGCGAGTCGCGCTGTTCTAGGCGGCTTCGACCGTTCAAGCCAAACTTACAAAGCGGAGACTTTCGGACTTGAAGACTATATCGCGATGGAGGACATCGTTGATTCTCAATATCCGGGAAGTGAAGAACAGAGAGCCGTTCGCAAGGTTGCAAGAGCTTTAAGAATTGCTAAAGAAAAAAGATGTGCTGATCTTCTCTTCGGTACTTCAAACTTTAACAATGATACAGCGGCGAACGAATTCGGCGGCGAGTTTGATGACGCGAACGCGGAGCCCTTATCGGATCTTTACGATCTAAAGAATACCGTCTTTGAAGCCGCTCATGGTGTCAATCCCGATACTCTTGTTCTCGGTCATAAAGTATTCAGAACACTAGCAAAGAATCCCGAAGTCCGCGGATTCGCTGGAACTTCTTCAGCGGGCTTCGCCGCCGGTTCTCGAATTCTTTCAAACGAAGCAACTCTTCAAGTTCTTCGCGACGTACTCGGAATTCAAAATATTTATGTCGGTTCGGCTCTTCGAGATACAGCCGTCCCCGGAGCGACTTCAAGCGAGTCTTTCGTTTGGAATCAAACATCAATCTTCATGGGTATTCTTCGCGGATCGGACGCTATCATTCAAAAGACCGGCGGTGTTAAAGCGATGCCAGTCGCCGCTTTGAATCTTCAGTTCGGTTCATATAAGGCCGGTCAGTTCGACGATCCGAGCGCCTCTATTCGTCGTACTGTGTGGGCGGAAGAAGCGCACACTTTCCACAAAGTTGATTCAACTCTCGGACGAATCATCACAACTTGTGTAAACTAAGAAATGTTGTGTCAGTGCGGACGGTCTCTTCTTCTCGCTGAAGATGACGCGGATTTAAAAGCGATCAATGATCTTAAGAAGCAAGTCAAATCTTCTTCTGGAGAGATCTCCGCACTATTAAAAGCAAGAGTTGAACAATTAAAAGCTGAAGTCTCCGCCGAGAAAAGTTTTCGTCGCGGACTTCAACAATCTCAAAAAGAGATCACTGATATTCTAAGAGTAAGTCTTGAGACTGTATCTCCTCAGAATCTTCTTAGTCTAACAAATGAGCAACTGATCGACATCATGCTTCAAAGTGGACTCGGTCGAAGTATCGATCAGTTTATTGAAGATCAAGACAAAATCAGAGACTCGATCAATCAAATGATAAACATAATCGATCCGGCTTTCGATTTCAGCTCGATTAATAATCAAGTTGACATGATCGCTCTTCAGAATGCGAACTCGCTCTTTGATGAAGTTGTGATTCCGATTTATCAAAAACATATTAAGCAAGCTCTAAGAGACGCGACGTTTATTACTTCAGTCGATGACGCTCTTTCAAACTTGCAAATCAAATTAAAGCAAAGCGAAGGTTCGACGCTGACAGAAGTTCGAACTAAAATCTCTCAATATGGAAGATCAGTGACAGCGACGGCCGGAGCCGCGGCCGGTTTAACTAATTATTTATATACTGGGCCGGTTGACGGAATTACCCGTCCTTTTTGTCGAGAATTAGTAAACAAAGTAGTGACAGATAGTCAATTAAGCCGGCTTAATAATAATCAAGGTCTATCGGTCATTACGTCCGGCGGCGGCTATAATTGCCGGCACTCTTGGAGTCCGGTCTCCGAAGGATTCATTCAAGCGGCTAAACTAGATCGAGCGACTCAGTCAGATATAAACAAAGCGAATTCGAAAGCGAAGAAATAGTCATGAGAAAAGCAATCACAAATCAAGATCATCGCTTCATTTGGTCTCCTCAAGTTCCAACGACCGGAACTCCTTCGCTCGCGATTGATACAGAGTCGGGAATCAGTGAAAACTTTGTTCGCTTTACTGATGACGTATCAGTGACAGCGATCGCAAATGATAGAAGAACGCTGACAGTTTCTTCCGCTCCGGCTTCCTATTATCGACAGTATCAAAACGGATTCCTTCTCACTTCAAGCGATACTTATTACTCAGTGAACGTAAGTCGGTTTGTTGGAACGACGGCTATTCTCGCCGAGCCTTTACCGAGGGAAATTGATCTTTCAACTTCGGCGACTCTTCATCTTAATACAATGTATGTCGACATCGATTCGACAGCGATCGCGACAAGCGGAGTCTATCCGTTTCGAATCTCATACAACGAATTAAACATGAGTAATGTTCGACAAGAACGCGGACTCTTCAAGGTGACTCCGCGTCCTTTTAATACTGGCTTAGATCATGCTCAATTCGTCGCGATGTTTGCGAATCTCGCTGACATGATTCCACGTCGACAAAGCGACTTCTCAACTCAAATAAAAGTCGCTGAGAATGAAATCATTCTCGCTGTCAGAGATCATCTAAACAGTGATGATATAACAGAAGATGAAGTCTTCAATCCGGAGTCGTTTCAACTAGCTCATTCTTATTGTAGCGCCGCAATCGTTTATGAAATGAATCTCAATCTCGACGCGGCTTCAGCGATGAGAGCCCGTTGTCAAGAGTTGATTGACTCGGCTCTTCGATCAATCTCGCTCGATTTGGACGGAGACGGAGTCATCGACGCCGGAGAAGAAGATCTTCGGCGAAAAGGTGGAAACGCTCAAGACTTTCGAGCGAGCTGGAGAAGCTACTCAAAGACGGCGAACGATTCTTTCTTTAACCCAGTTCGCGGAATGAGACACTAGTCTTAAATAGGAACTCAGTTCCGGTTTAGAAAATGTTTAAATAGGAACTTGGAAAATGTTTAAATAGGAACTCAGTTCCGGTTTAGAAAAGGAGGAGAGAATGAGAGTAAAAATAGATCTAAAGCTCCCTTCCAATTTATGGACAGCTAAAGATACGCTAGTCCTTGCTCAAAATACCGTCGCTTCGATTAAATTAAGAACATCGAAAGGGATTGACGCGACCGGAGTTTCTTTCGACAATTACTCAACAAAGCCGATCTATGTCGCTTTTAAAGGAGCGAGATTGAAGCCTAAAGGCGGCCGGCCTTCGAGAACAAACAAATCGATCTACTATGCTCGCGGCTATCGTCAATACAAGCAAGAGAGCCGGCGAAGGACTCCGGGAGGAGAAGGACAGTCCGCGGAAGTTGATCTTGTTTTAAGCGGTCAACTCATGAACAATCTAGTTGTACTTGAAGCGACAAGAGATCGATTTAAAATCGGATTAACAAAACATGTTAAATCATACGGTTATCATGTTAATGATAAAAGAGAATATATCGGACTAACCGACGACGAAGTCGACGTTCTTGTCGACGCGATCGCTCTTGATCTTTCGGAGAAACTAAAATGAGTCAAGGAATCTTCGCGGCTTTAGAACATCTTGAAGAAAGAATCATGAGTATCAATCCGAAGACCGATACTCATTCCGGTTTCGTTGCAATTCAACGCGACGACGGATTGAGCGTCGAGCTTGACGAGCGTTCAAATAATAATCGTTATTTTGAATTTCAGATTGATACGTTCCCGGAAGATGACGGACAAGCTGGACTCTCTGGAAGAAAGCGAGCGACGATTGATCTTCGAGTCAGATATGAGATCCCGACTTCATACGGCTTTCTTTCTCGAATGATCGCCGAAGACGCTTCAAACTTGCTCGATTCTCTAAAGAGTCCAGACTATGATTATATTGATACCGGAATCATCAACGCTATTCCGGAGCGTCCTACTTTTGAAGCGATTACGAACGCAACTGGCGAGCGAGTCGCGTTCATTCTGACCATTCCTTTTACTTTGCTATTCTTGGAGAATTAAAAATGGCAGTAACTCATAGAAGTTTAAGCGTCGCCGTCGAGACTCTTTTCGGCTCTCCGGCTCCTACTACCGGAATCCCTTCAACAAGCGGCTTGACTTACGTTTCAATTCCTTGCGAACGTGATCCGATTCTTATCCCCGGAGAGCCGGTCGTTAGTGAAAGAAACGACACCAAGGACGGAAACTATTTCAACGCTCCGGAGCCGGATACAGTTTGGAGCGGAGGGAATCGACTGAGAAGACGAACCGGTCAAGTTGTTTGTAGAGTTGACTTGACGACGATCGGAACTTCAGCGAATAACTATACTTCAAATTATCTCGGCTATCTTCTTGGAGCTGGCTTCAAGACTCAAGTTCCTTCGAGCGGATTAAGAAGCGATACAGCTTCCGCAGTATCAGACGTGAATACATACAGTCCGACCGGCTCGATCTTAGAAAGCGATGTCGGATTGATCGTCGGAACTGAGCTAAACGGTCGAGCTGAATACTCAGCGATAACAGACAACGACGTCGTCGGAGAAGTGACAGTCTCGCCGGCCTTCTCTTCAGCGTTCACCGGAACTCCGACGATCCGCGGTCTTCAGACTTGGTACATTCCGAGCCGTTCGGCGACCGGAACTTTTGAACACTCATTATCATTCAAGATTGACGGAGTGAACTTTCAATCGCTCGCGTTCGGTTGCGTACTTGAATCGATGTCAATTACTGTCGACAACGGTCGTCTAATGGCTGATTTAACTTATCAATGTGCTTATATCACTGATAATCACCCCCTCGTCGCTTCAACTCCGATCGAACCGGTCTACAACTCCGGAGCTCCGGCCTTATTCCGCGGAGCTTATGCCGTTGTGTCAAATGGATCTCCGGCGAGCGAGTCAAACGGTACAGTCGGAGAGACTCAAGGTCGAATCGCTCTTGATTGCGAAGACTTTACGCTGACTGTTACGAATACACTCGTTCCGCTCGGCTGGAGTAATGATGTGATCGGAATGTCAGATATGGAAGTTTCGGAAGTTAACGTCGAGCTTAATTTGACGCTTTCGACTGTTAACACGACTGTAAATGATGACTTCTTCAATAGAACAGTTCGTCAAGTTATCGTCGGAACGGCTCCCTTCGGAGACGGAAAAGGAGCGGCGATCATGCTTCCGGCGGCGATCTTGACAAATGATCCGAGCGTTTATGATGTGTCCGGAAATGACATCGTTCGACAGAATTTAAACTATCGTCAAGCTCGATATGCTGGCGATTATACTGATTCATCTTATGAGCTCTTAGCCGGAAATTCTCCATTCAGAATCGGATTGACTGTAGGGAACGTTTGATATGGCTCTTTCATTTGTCACTAGTGCAGATCATGAAATCGAAATCGTCGTCACTTGCGATCCGAGTATTCAATGTGATGAAGATCAAAAGTCAGCTTATTATAAAAGCGGAGACTTGAATGATCTTGGAGACGTAAAAGACGCGACTCGATTTATCATTCGAGCTCTTTCTCCGAGCGATCGCGAACAAGCTGAAGTTTCAGCCGGTGCTTATACTCGAAGTGAACTCGGTCGTTTGCTTTGGTTAGAATCGCCGAATGAGACAAAAGAAAGAGCTCGCTGGCACCATGAACTAGAAGACGATGAAAAAGAAGCTCTTGCTCAATATACAGCGTATCTCAATCGAGTTTATATTGAAATGATTCGAGCTAGTTTAGTTTCAATCGACGGTGAGACGGCGACTTATGAAACGATTGATAACATAAGACCGGAATCGATTCGAACTCAAACGATCAGCGAACTAGTTCTTCATATTCAAAGGATAAGTCTTCTCGGTGATTCGGGAAAATAGCGGCCGCCGGAGTCGTCTGGATAAGTCGCTCCGGCTCCCGTTCTTGGAACTGTAATCAATGCAAAGAGAATCCTAGTCTTCGAAGAAAAAGAGGGAATTGCGGAGGAGCTTTCCGCGACAATCTTCCGCAATCTCAAGAAGACGAAGAGGGAAGATTCGTTCCCGGTTATCGAGTCGCTCCCGATTGCGGAGCCGGATTCAGTGATTTAAAAATCCGCTCTTGCCCAGTCGCTGACATGAATAGACTCTCTCCGATTGTTAGCGCTTATAATTTGCATAAATCGGGACTAGTTGATTTAAAAACAATATACAAGAATCCGAGTATCGCTCTTATTGATTGTTTAAATGTGATACAATCAAATCAAGATGAAGCTCAGTCTCGCGATCTGGAGAAGTTGAAAAATGGCAACTAATAGACAAATAGAAATCGATGTCGTCTTAAATTCTTCGCAAGCTGAAAAAGGTCTCGACAAGATTGAGACTTCTTCAAAAGAAGTCGGAGAGTCTTTTTCGAACGCTGGAAAAGTTATCAAGTCTTTCGGCGGCGAAAGCTCAAGAGCACTCGGAGGAGTCGGAGAAGCGTTCGGAGGAGTTGTCGATTCAGTCCAAGGCTTGAACTCTTCACTCAAAGCCGGCGGCTCATCTTTTACAGCTCTTTTGGGTCCGGTCGGAATCGCCGTCGTCGCCGTCTCTGAACTTATGACAGCGTTTCGAGAATACCGAAACGAAGTTGACGGAACGAATATCAGAATTGAAGCATACAAAGCCGCCGCGAGTGAACTGACATCGATCATCGAAGAGCTATCGGACGCTCAAGTCGTTTTGAATGAAGAGACGATTCGAGCTTTCAGAATACAATCTCAAAGAGCACAAAGAGCAATCGAGGAAAGTCAAGCGATTCGAGAAAAGTCAGTCAATACAGAGATATTGATAGACGGCCTTCGAAAAGAAATTGAAGTTCTTGAGACTAGAGACAAGGCGTATAAGAGCGGTCAAAAATCAGCTATAGAATACGCTCATTTTAGCGCAGCGATCGAAATAGAGCTTGAAAATAGAAGAAAACGTCTCTTAAAACTTGAAGCTCGACTCGCTGAAGAGCAATCGAAAGCCGATAAAAAAGCGATCGAAGGAGCGAAGGAGCGAAAGAAGCTAACAGAAGACCGAGAAGCCGCTCTTAAGAAATCGCCAGAATTCTTGAAAAAACTTGCTCAGACTGAAGCTAAACTTCTGAATGACGCAAGAATTAACGAACTTCAAAAAACAAAAGATGACATTCAGACTCAAATCGAAATCGCTCGAATCGGTTCTCTTCAAAAGCAAGAAGAGCTAAGAGCAATCGAGGACATTTCAGAACAAACAAGATCGAAAGCGATCGCCGCCGAACGAAGTCGCCTTGAAGCTGAAATCTCAGCTATTGAGAAGGCCGGGAGGGAGAAGCGTCTTTCAGATCAGAAAAGAGCTTTAGCAGAAAGACAGCGACAAGAACAGCAAGAGCGAAGCCGGCAACTTTTAGAAGAACGAAGACGGCTCCAGATTCAACAACAACTTGATTCTGAGCTTCGATCAATTCGAGCTTTAGAAATTCAATCCATGGAAATCCATGGAGCGGATAAACTCGCAATCATCGAAGCAAATTATCAAGAAGAACTAAAGCTCGCGAAAGATAATGAGAACTTAATCGAGATCGCTCGTCTTCGTCGCCGAAACGCTGAAGATCGCTTTTTACAAGAAGAGTTTGCGGCTCAACAAGAGGCTGAAGCTCAATCAAGAATATTCGCAATAGAGAACGCTGAATTCGATTTGAGCTTTCAACGCGACTCTTATGATAAAGAGCTCAAGCTCTTAGAGTTACGCTATAAGAAAGAACGCGAACTCGCCGGCGATAATCAAGAAATGATAACAGAGTTAACGCGACGTGAAACGCTAGAAAGAACTCAGCTTCAAGCGAAAGCGACTCAAATTCAAATCGAACAATTAAAGAAAATCGGAGAACAGTTTCTCGAAGCCGGAGCGTCCGCCGCTTATGCTTCTTTAGTCGCCGGAGAATCATTCAAAGACTCCGTCGCTCAGTCAATTTATGCAATCGGTCAGCAAGCCGCCGTCCAGAGTGCTTTATTATTTGCGGAAAGCGTAGGACGGCTTGCTTTCGGCGATGTTGCCGGAGCGGCCTTGAAAGCGAAAGCCGGAGCAATGCACGCCGGAGTCGCCGCGATCGCCGGAGTCGCCGCGAATAAATTGGGAGTTGGAGGAAGTGGAGGAGGAGGAGGAGAAGAACCGACAAGCCCGTCCGGGATTGCTCAGACTTCAGCTCCTCAAAGAGAAGAAGCAAGTCAAGAAGCAATCGTTTATAATATCAATTTCTCCGGCGCTGTTATATATGACACTAAGACGGCCGCCGAGCAAGCTCTCGCCGATCGTGTGACACAACTTCAGAACCGTCGAAGACGCGGCGGAGTCATGAGAAGGAGTTCATAAAATGCCATTGAATCAAGTCGCTCCCGATTTCGCTTTGTTAAGTTCTCTTGATATGAGAACTTATGACAGCGTTGAAATATTTGAACGAAACGGATCGCCGGTCAATATGCCGAGCTTTTCAGCCGGCTCCGGAATTTATGAAGATCTGTTATTCTTTTTGAACGGCCGCTATTCATCATCGACAGTTTACGCGACGGCTCAATTCTCAGTCGCGACGTTCGGCTCGAACTGGGGATTTGCAATAAACAGCGACGATAAAGTCGTCATCGCTTCGACTAGTAACTTTGAGATCGCCGCCGTCGGTTCAAGTGATCCCTTCGGATTCGGTTACAATACGATCTCAGCAACTTTGAGCGGATCGTTTTATTCTGTAACAGCTCCGAACAACTGGACTCGCGGACTAATAGATTTGAGCGATTGCTCATACAAAATCAGCGATCCCGGCGGCTCTGGTAACTTTTACTTTCCAGACGTCAAGCCGGACGTTCAAGACGTTTCAGTCTTTGCGAGATCTTCCTCCGGGAGCGATGTCGATTACTTCGGTCTAACTACTCTTGAAACGCTAGACAATAACGTCGCAAGCTCGACGGATATTACTTGGACGATTAACAACTCCGGTCTTGTTCAATGTCATTATAGAACAAGTCTCGGTGATATTGTTTGGAGCTCAAACGAGATTCGAAACTTGCTCGGATTCACCGGAAACGAAGATCCGGTCATCGACGGAACGATTTCAAGATTGACAGCTTCGAAGGTTTCGCCGGCTTGTTTGTTTCCGACTCGACCGATTCAAAGTCAACACTTAAGCGTTGAGAACGTGAGTCAATATCGCCGGCTCATCGGCGGCGGCTATGCTTCAAACTTCATCGGCTCTTATGTCACTACTTTGTTAAATTTCGACTTGGACGCTCAACTTGATTCAAAAGATGATTATCGACACTTCTCAAACTTGTTCGCTCCGCGTATCTCCGGCGGCGAAAGAATCAATCTATACCAAAGCTGGGGAGATAGTCGAAGAGCACTCAGAGAAGACCAAGTGAACGCAAATCAACCGGCTTATACTGCACTTTATACGAGCGAAGAGAACGGAGAAAGAGGAAGATTGAGAGGATCTTGTTTGACTCCGAGCTTTGACTTGGCTTATCCCGGAAGACTTCATCGACGAGTACCAGTCAGAATGGAGATTGAACATTTATGAGCAACTCTTTCTCCACAAGTCCGACTCTTGTCGATCCGAGCCGAACGACTGCAACTCAAACAATTCGATCAACCGAAATCTCTCGACTCGCTGATCTTCAGAATTATATTTTCGCGACAAGCGGAACTCATAACGTATTAAGTCAAACTTATGATGATTCATGCTTCATTCAAGACGCGACGTCATTTACAACGATGTCACGTTGGATCATTCCAAGAATCTCGCGTTCTCATAATGAACTTAAGGTTCGCTTAAGTGCTTTTTGTTCAACGGCCGGAGCTCAAATTAGATTGACTTTATCTTTTCTGATTTCAGCTAACACTTATACAGCTACAATAACAGTAAGTGACACCGGCCGCTATTCCTCCGGATTCGATGTCGCAACGATCACGACGCTATCAAGTGAGACTGAAGAGTTCGCGATCTTAACTCTTGAAGCGAAAGCTCCGGCAAGTGATGAAGTCGAAATTCTTGGAATACAAGCGAACTGGAGTCCGATCTCTTCGCCATTGTCCGCCGGTCTTCATTATCAAGGAACGAGCGAGTTCGTTCCGGTCGGAGCGAATCGGCAAGGAGACGATCTTCCTTTGACTTCTCGATTCGGAGTTGACGCTCTCAACAATATTGAAACTCTGAGAAAAAGAGGAAGGACGCTTGTTTGCTGGTCGGGAGTTGAGAACGCAAGTTCTTCTCAGTCGCTACAATTCGCCGCAAATCCGCCGATCGGACTCGGAGTCGGAGACGCCGGAGTTCTCGGATCAATATCCGCTCTTCCGATCGGAATGAATGAGATCGACGGTCTTTCAATCAATCTCTTTGCGTATGTCGTCGGGCTCGGAGTCGGTCAATCGATAACAGTTGAGATATTCAATCATCGAATGACGTTCTCGTTTAACGGCTGGAATAGTTACTCTTTAGAGATATTTGGAAGCGACTTGAATCTAAGCGACGAGTTCGGCTTGTCAGTCTATCGAGTTGAAATAAATAATAATGATACAAATCTTCAATCTCTTCTCAGTTTTAACAATCCGGTTTCGTCAAGTCCCTATATTTCATCTTTGTCTATCATAGGAGTTTAAGTCACATGTTAATTCCGACCGGATTCGCCAAACTTCCGAATGATGAAAGTTGCTATAACGGTGTCGTTTTAATGGGAGGAGTCGTCGGACAAATAGCTTCCGGACTTGCTCAACTATCGAACGTCAAATCGCTCGGAGAAGCTCATTTTCAAGTCAATCACTCTCTCTGGGGTCAGACCGGATTCGGATCTTCCACCGGTGGAAACGGCGGACTGATTGTTCTTTCAAGCTACAAGAGCGACCGAGAATACAACTTCTTATATCAATCGACTCCGCTTTCGACGCGGCTCGCGATTGTTTTCAAGTATGCCGCTTTTGAGAACGCGAGTATCGTTCCTTATGTAAAAATTAAGTTAAGATCGACTTCCGGGAATAGTTACTCTGGGACTGTTCTCGACGAAGGAATCGAGTTCGAATCGGGAGTTCATATCGAAGACAGTTATCGTCAATATGTCGCGGCGAGAGAAGCGTTCACCGGTTGCGAGCTGATCGACGCTCCGACGAATCTCGTCTATGATCCTCCGCGTCCGCTGTTTGTTCCTTCGGCGAACCGAGGAGAACTTTTGAATGTTCAGATATTGCTTGCTTCAGTTGCGCTCTCTTCTGTTCACATTTATGATATATATGAAGCTGAAGTGACACCATGAAAGGTGGAAGTTGTTCTACCTTTTCTAAATAGGAACTGAGTTCCGGTTTAAAAGGTGGAAGTCGTTCCACCTTTTTTTAAAGAGGGAAAAGCATGATAACCAGTATAAACGCAAAAAGAGTTTTCGCTCTTGAGATCGGCGGTCTTTTATATCGTTATCATTCGACAACTCCTCCGGCTTCGACAAGCCTTGAAACTGAGATCGCTTCGGGAATTAACTACGTCGACAGAGAGGGAATATTGACGGTCGGATCGTTCTCGGCTTCTCTTGATCCAAGCGGAGGGATCGGCGAATATTCTCCGCTCTCTGTATCGCTAGCAATCGACAAGAAAGCGGATCTCGGAGACGCTGGAGTCGTCTTCGGTCGTTGCGGAGCTCGTTCAAGCGGAATAAGAGCAAGATTGACAGAAAGCGCCGATCGAGAAGCGACGTCTTTGAAAGTTGATACAAACTTAACTTCTTTATCATTCCCGCGCTTAATGCACATAGGCGGCGAGACAGTTCGAGTCAACTCCGCTTCAACGACGACGCTTACCGTTTCAAGCGGAAGAGGAGCCGGCAATACTCCAGTCCAAAGTCATTCGATTGATCTCGAGGGAACGATCGTCCCGGAGGTGACAGAATATATTACAACATTTAGAGGACGAAGAGCGAAACTCTACGGAGCGAATCAATATCAAGACGGCTCCGTTTCTGATTATGTGGAAATAATCAACGGCTTCATCGAAAGCTCTCCAACGATCGAAGACGGACAAGTCGTCTCTTTGTCTATCGTTCCGCTTTCAGCGATGATCGATACTAGCCTCAGTGATAAGATTTCACAAACTCACTTATTGAGCGGCTATCATTATTTTGACGGACAATTCGGATCTTCAATCGAATACGCGACAGAATTAAATAAATTTCAGAATTCAGACTATAACATTCTAGCCGCAAATACGTCGCTTTCAATCACCGCGAACACTTTCAACTTGATCGGTTATAATAATATAACTTATCTCGGCTTAGGAGTTTGTGGATCACTAGAAGACTTTGACGCGACGCTCCCAGCTGGAGTAGAACTCGATACATATACAGAGACTCACCCAAGATACCCAAAGCTCCAGATCGAACCGACATTAATTACTGAGAAAGCCGGTTTTCCGACTGCGGTCTCTATTGCGTCAACAACGAGCGATTATACTGAATACACAATCAACGCGGACAGCTCTCCGAGCAATTCTTTGACAGCTTCAGAGATTACAAATTCTTTCATTATGACATCGCTTCCAAGAACCGAGCTTAAACGTCATGAGCTCGGAAACGAAGAAGTTAAGAAATGGCCGGCCGTTATTAATGATACTCTTGAAAGCTCCGGAGCGTCTTCAGTGACCGGACTTTCGGGAGCCGTCGCAAAGTGGAGAATTGATCTAGGAAACAAAAGGATCATTACTTCAAAGACGACGACGTCAATCATTCCGGCGAGTCTTTATCTTTGGACGAGTCAAGCGGCTTGGAGTAACTACACTCGCGAAAACTATCCAAGATCGCCGCAGTATTTCGACGCGAACGGAAATCAACTCGAACTTGATTCTCTTTCTCGACTGTCTTATCCGATTGACATCGGACAGAACAACGATCCTTATCCCGAAGACTTTCGGGACTCTTCTTCAAATCTTGTAAAACAAGTCAAAATCGAAAGCGGATCAACGTCGACTTATAATCTAAGAGACATCGCTTCGGCTTATTATCAATTATATGAAAAAGCGATTCTCGTTGAAAGCTCGCTCGGCTTGCCTACAATCGCGACGGCCGGAGAGTTTCACTGGATAACAGTTCGATACTATGATCGAGTGACAGAAGAAACAAGAACTCAATTTTTTCAAGTGTCTCATGAAACGACGGCGACTTTCGGCGGAAGTGATGTCGGATATTTGCTTCACTTAAGACAAGGACAAGACTATTCAGCGAACTTCAGCTTCGGCGACTGGAGCGACAGTGAAAGAGCGCTGATCTTCCGGGGAGGTCGATTCGTCGGAGAAAATGCCGGAGTTGTCCTTCTTCAACTTCTTGAATCCGGCGGCGGCGACTTAATCAATGGCGACTATGATGTTTTATCGATCGGCTTGAATATTGATTCAAGCAACATCGACGAAGAGTCTTTTCTTTCAATCGGCTCCGGTTCTCCATTTTTGTTTAGCGATCAATACGCCGGAGACGGTCAAGACCTAAGATCAACTTTTGAATCTATTCTTCGACTGCTCGGAGCTTGTCTCGTAATGAAGCGAGATTCATCAACTGGCCGCTCTAAAATTGCTTTAGTTGCTGTCGGAGCTGAAAGATCAAAAGCGACTAGTTTGAATATTCAAGCCGGCGACTTTTTCACGAATCCAGCTCCCACATGGAATATTTATGAAGACATTGTGACTCAAATCGAATTTAAGTTTGATTATGATCCAGTCGATGAAGACTATCGATCAACTGTCATCTTCAACGATCAAGAAGCAATCAATCGCTACGGTGGCGAACGATCGAAAATCACTCTTGATCTTCCCGGAGTCAGTTCGAATCAGTTCGGAAGAGGAGCCGGAGACATATATTCTCAATTCATTCCGACGGCGAACCGAATTTTCTCTTTGCTGGCGAATCCGCTCCGAACATGGACAGGATCAATCGCGACTGGTTCAAGTATTTATCTTGATCTCGGATCATACGTCAAAGCAAGTTCTCCTCACTTCCGAGACTATTCGGACTCTTACGGAGTCGTTGACGGAGTTGCGATGATTCGCTCGATTAATCAGAATCTTCAAGATGAAGGTTGCGATCTTGAATTCTTAATCAGCGGCCTTTCTCCGGTCGCGTGGAATAGCTCGGCAACTGTCGCGAGTATCGTTGACTCTGATACTATCTCAATTAATGCGAGCGATTACTCTTCTTCTGATATTGAGTTCTTTTCAGTCGGAGACGTCGTTGACTTCGTTCCGATTGGAGATCAAGACAATTCGATCACCGGCCTTGAGATTCAATCAATTAGCGGAAATCAAATCACGTTTACTTCAGCTCATGGCATTTCTTCAGCGAATGGAACGATTGAACCAACGACTTACGCGAACGCTTCAACGAGTCACAAAGAAGACGCTTATTTATCAGACTCTAATAATTTGCTAAACTCTACAGATACAGCTCAAGACTACAGTTGAGGAAACTATGCCTACAAAAGCGGAAATACAAGACAAACTCGACAATCTCGAACAAGACTATCGACGACTAGAAAGAGCTTTTAATCAAGCTCAACTCGACATCAACGCTCTTGAGATCGAAGATCATGACTATAATACCCCGGCGATCTCTTTTCATGCTCGCGAAGCGATCAAACGAGCTGAAGTTGAGTTGAATCGAGTCGTTGTTGATCCTTGCGACCGAATCAATGCTTATATTCGATCGGCGGAGGGACTCGGCTGGAGTTGGGTTGAACCGTATACGAAAAACGGAGAGTTCGCGTGGTGTGGCGCTTTTGCTAGTTTTTGCTATACAAAAGTTAATTCTAATATCAGAAAGAAGATCTTTCCGAGTTGCTATCGGCTATACTCGAACTGGGCAAAGACTAGCCGAAAGATTCCGATACAAGATGTTCAAGCCGGAGACATCGTCGTCATTTATACAGCAAAAAGGAGCGTTCAAGGCGATCATATTACGCTTTGCGTTGACGCTTCGACAAAGAAAGGCGGTTATATCAAGACGATTGAAGGAAACGCAAAAGGGGAGCTAGGGAACGGCGAGTTCGGAGAAGGAGTCGTTCGTCAAGAGCGAGAGCTAGAAAAGATCGCTCATGTTTATAGATTACTTGGGAGCGACTTCGATGAATGAGAAGAAGCCAATCATTGAGCAACTCGGCGGCCGGAAAGCTATGGCTTTCTATGCAGCTCTTGTTTGCTGTTTTACACTTGCTCTTCTCGACAAAGCGAAGACCGAG